TGGTCATTTGATGGCATTCTTGATCTTATGAACAAGTTGATGACTAAAAAACAAAAGGCTATAGTATTTCAACAGTTCTTGCAAAAGACTATAGGACCTGATGCACAAGGAATGTATAAAAATGATCCTAATAGAGACTTAGCAGAAAAGTCAGTAGCAATCAATCATGCTATGAAAAAGTTAGGTATATCAAGGCCAGACAACCTTGATCAGATGATGATGGATTACAAGAAATCGTATAGAATGACACCAGTCAATGAAGACGCAGAACCTAGTTATAAGCGTAAAGGAATACCGCACATTTATAATCCAGGTAGTTCAGTAGAAATGAAAGATGCTGAATTCATTCGTATGTGTCAAGAAATTGCTAACATGGGCGGCAAGCTAGATGATGCTGACATTAGTTTAAAAGTAGACGGCGGTCCTATTCGTTTCGGTAAAGACCCTCAGGGCAAGGCATTCTTTATGACTGGTAAAGATGCTAAACCAATGTACATTAATAACTATGGCGACTATACACGTAATATAGGTCCAGAACTTAAAAAGTATGATGAAGTATTAAAGATAGTATTGTCATCAGACTTTATTAAAAAGATTCCTAAAGATACAATCGTTGAAGCAGAAATGATGTATACCCCTGCAGGTAAAACAGATGCTAAGGGTATTAGATTTGTTAGAATTGCGTATGATCCTAAGAAGTTAGGCAGTGTATTAACTATAGTTCCTCATAGTGTTAAAACATATAGCACTGGTGAAGAAAGTCCATATAGTGACAAGATCAAACAAATGCTAATGAGTTATAGCAATAAAGAAATTAAAATGGTTAATAACCAATTATCACAAACTAATTTAGATGTGAGTAAGATTGTTAATCCTATTGCTAAAAATGCTGACAAATTACTAGCTGCAATTAAATCACGTGGTGATTCAGAACAAAAAACTAAAGCGAAAGAACTATTAGCAGAAGCAAGAAAGAAATTAAGTGATACTATCATAGCAAGCCCTAACATCAAAGGTAAAGATCAATTGGGTAATATGATTGAAGGACTTGTTATTAAATTACCTAGCGGCTTAGCAGCAAAAGTAACTAGCAGTGAAATGAAAGAAAGAATGGCTAAGAATCCAAACGCAAGAGCGACTGGTAAAACAGTAGTTGTATATGGTGGTGGATTTCAACCGTTTCATCAAGGTCATTTATCATCATACTTACAAGCAAAGAAAGCATTTCCAAATGCAGACTTCTATGTTGCTGCTAGTGGAAATGTAAAAGAACGTCCTATACCGTATCAAGAAAAGAAATTCTTAGCAACACAAACAGGTGTTAAACCAGAAGACTTCCCTGATATTGCTGTTAGTACCCCTATCAACCCTAAAGAAATATTACAAAAGTATGATCCAGAAAAGGATGCATTCATATTAGTACGTAGTGAACGTGATCCGATGGCATATACTAAGAAAGATGGTAGTCCTGGTTACTTCCAACCTTATAATCCAAATCAACCACTACAACCATTTGCTAATCACGGCTACGTGTTTGTAACAAGCAAACATGATTTTAATATCAACGGTAATAGTGTATATTCAGGAACACAAGTTCGTGATATGTATCAGAATGCAGATGATGCTGGTAGACTTAGTATCATCAAGCAACTATATCCAAGAAGTAAGCAACACAAACAAATCAAGCAAATATTAGACAAATATCTAGTTAACAATGCTGTTGCTACTATGGAAGATATCAAAACATTGTATAATAGAATCAAACCATTAATCAATGAAGCTACTGGTGAACAGAAAAATAGATTGTACAAGTTATTAGAAGCTAGTAAGAAACAGCTAGAAGCAGCTAACCCTGCACAGCAAGCAGCTATTGCTATTGCTAAAAAGAAAAAGAAAGGTGTTAAGGAAGGTGATGTTGTTTCATTTAAAAAGAAAAAATCAGAGCATGAAAAGTATGCTGATGCATTTTCTAAACAACATGATGATGAACATAGATATGGCGTAGGTCATATAGAATGCCCATATTGCGGGGACGTAAATTGTGATTATGACTGCGATGAGAGTCAAGCAGATGGTTTTAATGAACACGTAAACAGTTCCAGCAGTATGAGTAAATTTGAAGAAGGCAAATTTGGAACAGCATTAGGTGCTATAGGATTAGGTGCAGCAATGGCATTAAATCCTGCATCAAGTGCAAAGGCTGCCGATACAGGCGTATCAAAGACAACTACAACCGCTACACAATCAGGTACGATCAATAAACAAGATGGCATGTATAAGAAGATACATGATGCTTTACAAGATATGCACCCTAAATGGGATCCAGGCATGCTGAGTACATTCACTGATTCTGCTTATAGAGATTATAAAGCAACAGGTAAAGTACCAGCAGAAATAGTACAATACTATAAAGTAATGCAGGGTGATCAAGCACCTGCATCGGGCTTTAGTCAGAAGTGGGACGCATACCGTGCAGCAGGTTCATCCAACGGTGTAAAAGAAAGTTTTGATAAGCCATATTCTTTTGACTGGGTAGACAGAAAGTATGGTTCTTATGCTGCTATAACGATGTTAGAAGACGGTACGTATTTAACTGTAGCATTCGATGAAGAAAACCACAATGCAGATGAAGAAAACCACAATGAATACGTAGTTGAATTTCATAGAAACAATAAATTTGTAGTAACAGGAGAAGGCGACTCGCAAAGAGTATTTGCTACTGTTTTAAAAGCTATCAAAGAGTTTATTAAAAAGAAACACCCAAACAAATTGGTTTTTGAAGCAAATAAAATTCATAACCAAAGTAGAATCAAATTATATAATAAACTAGTTGAGCGTTATGCCAATTCTTGGGGATATAAGTCATCCATAGACGAGGACAATCATAGAATTACATACATACTTTCTAAAATAAATAAAAATCCAGCAGCTCCTGTAGAAGAATCACAAGACTATCTACCGGAAAAATAATTTCATACTCCTCTTGAGATGTAAATAACTATACATTATTGCAACATCAAGAGGAAATATGGCCAATAAGAAACAAGAAGAGAAGACAGTACCCGTAGAAAAGGTACAGGAAATTGCTGAACAAGCAGCACAAGAACAAGCCCAGCAAGCATCTGCTCCTGGACAGAATCAGGTTCAGGTAAATGTAGACTTCCTTAAAACTACCCGTGTGCATATTGCTATGCCATGTTATGGTGGTATGTTGACAGAATCAACATTCATGAGCTTTATTAAATGGGCAAACACTGCTCGACAATTAGGCATCGATTGGACATTGGAAACAATGGTCAATGAAAGTTTAATCAGCCGCGCACGTAATACACTTACTGCTAAGTTTTTAGACATGCCAGAAGCAACACACTTATTCTTTGTTGACGCTGACATTGGTTGGGAACCATGGCACTTGTTAGTACTACTCAATCGTGACGTAGACGTTATCGGTGGTTTGTATCCAATGAAGACTATGCCAATCAAGTGGGTAGTTAACGGATTTGAAGGTGCTGAACAAGGACCAGATGGTCTACAGGAAGTAAGTAAAGCAGGTACAGGTTTCTTACTAATGAAGAAGCATGTATTTGAAAAACTAAACGCACATCCTGCTGTTAAACAGTATAAGAACGATATCGGTCTTGATCCAAAGTACGACAAGTATTTAAAGACATATTTTGATACCGCAGTACGTCAGAATCGTTACTATAGTGAGGATTGGACCTTCTGCGAGAACCATAGAGATTTAGGTGGTCGTATTTGGGTTGACAAGCGAGTGCTATTACGTCACAGCGGTTCATATGTTTTCTGTATGGAAAATCAACAGCACCTGTATGATAATATTGGACCAATGTATCTAAATGATCAAGAAAAAGCCGGTAAAGTCAAAATAATTGACGAAAACGGCAATGAGAAATCATAGTAAGATATCAAGTGTTGATTAGATAAAAGGGGTTTCGGCCCCTTTTATCATTTAAAACAAATAAGAATAAATACACTATTACTATGGAATTTCAGCATGAAAATTAAACAAGTTCTAGAATCTTCGGCAGGGGCAACAGCTTCAGGTTCAGTAGCTACTGTAGCTATGCCAATGGGTAAGCCACAAAAAAGAGCAGGCTCATTGTTCAAAGGTAAAACTACCAATAAGCCTTTCTATGAAGGTGACGCTACAGATGTTGAAGGTCTAGAACCAATTAAAAAAGTAATGAAAGGTAAGACCAAAAAGAAAGGTCCATACGCTAATAGTATTGTTGAAAATAAGATTAGTGAAGCAGAATTATCAGAACAGGATTTGATTATCAATCCTGGTCAGCTCATAAAGAAAGATAAGAGTTTTATTCCACATAAAGCAGACCGTAGAGATCACGAAGTTTCTATGGCACGTAGCGAATTATTAGCAGCAGCCAAAAGTGCTATGCGTTTATATGAGTTATTAAAAGACCGTAGTGAAGATCAAGGATTGATGGCTTGGCAACAGTCATACATAACATTAGCCGCAGACTATTTACAAACCGTAGCAAATAAAGTAGAATATGAAACACGTACCGATGAAATGACAGGCGGTGTAATTGCAGGTGGTATGAGTAACTTTGAAGAAGGTATGGAAGAATCTAAACATCAGTGGCACGGTCATAACAAAGATTTAGAATGGTATGACTCGTATAAAGATGCACCATTAACTGTGCGAATCAGAAAGAATCCAAATGGATTGAGCGGACCAACTGGAACTTTCAAGATTATACACTTTTTTAAAGACGGTACAAGTAAACCAGTAGCTGATCTTGGTATTATGTATAGGGGTGAACTTGGTGGATACGATATCAACCTTGATGATCCACCTAACTTTTTAAGTTTTCGTGCTGGATCAATGCCGGTTACTGCACGACAAGCATTCAATCTTTTCCAAACTAAAAAACAAAGTGTTAAAGAAGAAAAGCAACGTTTAGATCCTAAATGTTGGAAAGGTTATAAAAAGCAAGGCACTAAAATGAAAGGCGGCGTCCGCGTAAACAACTGTGTGAAAAAATAATATGAGTAATATAATCAAAGGTCTTGAATTTGGGGAACTATCTGAAAAATCTGAATTGGCACAAGAGCCAAATAATGATAGCGCAGTAATTGATGTAGTGGGCTATGGAAAAATGTCTGTAGACACATTAAAACATTACATTAAAGATTATTCAAATAAACTTAATGCATTGGTTCAGAATGAAGAATTCTTAAAGGCATTAGAGCAAGCAATGTCATCTAACTATAAAAAACAGTTTATTTATCCGTTAGGTGCATTAGCTCATGCAACAAAGTCTGGTTTACATGAAGAAGATATCGAAGAAGGTTATCGTGCAGGTGTAGTAGGTGGTGCAGGATTAGGCATTGAAAAAAGCCCAATGGAAAAAGTATTAGAAAAGCCATTAGGTGATTTAGACGAACATATAGGTTCACCAGGTGGTATGGGTCAATCATATCGTAAGTTTAAGCCTAAAGCATCTGGTATGATGGAAGAGTATAGTGATCTTGAAGATAGACGTAAAGCAATACAAGACTTACAAATGGATCCAGATACAAGTAAAGATCCTATGCTGAGAAAGGAAGTTATTCGACTAAAAAACGAATTAAATAAAGCCGAACAACTTGAAAAACTAAAAAAAATGAATAAGGGCAACGGTCGACCACAACCTACTAAGAAAGGTGTGTCAGAAGGTAAGAATAAGGGTAAAGAAGATTACGATAGAATTAAAGAATTAAAATCTAAAACAAACGCCCAATTACAATCATTACTTGATTTTTGGAAAAAGAGTTTAGAAGAAGAACCAGTGACCCCAATGGATCACCATGTCGTAAAACGTGCTAAAGAGCAAATACCATTGATCAAATCGATTATGGCTGAAAGAATAGGCAAGAAAGGTGTTAAGGAATCATACCATAACAATATAATGCACGCCTGGAACTCAGGGATGGAAGACGAAGAAATAATTAAAAGATTTGGAAAGAGTGAATTTGATCGTCTTAAACAAAAATACGGCGAAAAAACTATGCATGTTCATACAGTAGCGGGATATGAACACCGACCACAAGAAATAACAGATCCACTTCGCAGAAGTCATTATGGTTTAGATGGTCCAGGCAAACAACTTAGAGATATAATTAAAGCTGAGAAAGAAAAGCGTGAACAAGGTGTGAATGAAGGCTCAGTAAAAAGAACTTCTTCTGATTTTGTACAAAAACTTGTGTTAGACTTCAACGCTGAAATGAATCCAAAAGGTGCTGGATTTGTTCCATTGCACTTCAAATTACCCGGTACAAGAGTATGGACTCGCGGTGATGGTGCAAGAATGCGTGACCCTGGATACATTTTTCTTAACAGAAATTTAAATGATAAAGAACATAAGATATGGTATAAACAAGATCCACTTGAAAAATTTTGGCAAATGTTACTTAGCAAAGGTGCTAGAAACATAGGAGATGTGTCCGGTGCGTTTGGTTCTGATCCATTCAAACCTGCAGTAGTGTTAAATAAATTAATTTTCGTAAACAACGGACACAATATTGCATGGGGTTCAACTAGCAGATTAAAGAATTCTAGTGTATGGCGTCAAAAACAACAAGAAGGTGTAGAGGAAGGTACTGAACGAAGTCAAAATCGTTTATGGCAAATGATCACAGACTACGAACAACGTGCCAAAGCAACCAAGAACGATATCAAGAAACAACACTATCTACAGATGGCAAGCAAGTTGCGCAGACAGTTAAACACCAGTGATGAACAAGGTGTGTCGGAAGGCTCAGAAGGAATCAGCATTGAAGATATGGTCATGGATCAATACCGCAACGGTAACGAAGTGTGGGAAATTGCCAGTTACATGGGCATGAGCGAAGACGAAGTGCAGGACATTATCAACGATGGTGGGCAAGGTGTGGCGGAAGGCTCAGAAAAAGAAAATGTAGAAGAAGCTGGTACTCGTGCCGGAGCATTAAACACAGCACAGCAACTGTATAAAGCAATTCAAAATAGTAAAGGCAAACCGCAACACGAAATCGATCTGTTAAAGAGACAACTAAATGCGTTAGCTCGTAAATATCAACTTAAACCTGAAGAATATACAGCCAGTGGTAATCAACAAAGTCAGCAACAATACTACGGTGGAAGACAACAACCACCACCTCCCCCACCGGGATCAGGTGGAAGACAACAACCACCACCTCCCCCACCGGGATCAGGTGGAAGACAACAACCACCACCTCCCCCACCGGGATCAGGTGGAAGACAAGCTCAACCAAATCCGCATGGGTTCCCGCATCCTGGCGATCCTGATTGGTTCAATAAACACATGGCAGCATCAGCTAATATGATGAAGGCTAATCAAGCAGATTTGAATAAAGCGTTTCAAGATCAGATGGCTGCAGGACCTTGGAATATGCCAAAGATGACCAAAGAAGGATCCTCTCACGATCCTCGTGGTACTACTGGTATTCCGCACACAGATAAATTTGGTATTCGTTCCCGCGGTGTCAATCTACCAGTAGCAGATACTAAAGATTTTAAACGCTACAGTAACTACGAAAAATGGTCTAGAGATATAGAACGTGTCAACAGTTTACTATTAGATGATAGTGCTGATTTTAAATCGGATCAAAATGGTGTACATGTTACTATGAACGGTAAACGTATTGCTGCTTGGAGTCATCGTAATAAAAACGGTGATATCGATATTCGTGCTGCTAAAGAATACAGTCAAGGTATAACGGAAGGTGCATCAAACTTGCATGTTAATGATCGAGTGGTAATTTCAGGCAATGTTAACTTTCAAGGTGAAAAGGGAAACATCGAAAGTTTCGGTAGACAAAAAGCATTCGTAATTGTACACTTAGATAACTACGGTAGTCATAGTTTTCATTCTAGCGATGTAAGTTATCTTGACGACCAAGATGAATATCAAGAAGAAAGCTCAATTATGAAAGGATTACGCAGATAATGTTATCAGAAAGTTTAAAAAAATTACTAGCGAATAGTTATAATTTTGTTATTAAAGCGCAGCAATTTCATTGGAATGTTGAGGGTCCTAACTTCCCTCAATATCATCAGTTTTTTGGTAACTTATATGAAGAAGTATATAGTAGCATAGATAAAACCGCTGAACATATTCGTACATTAAATGCATATACTCCAGGTAGTATGGAGCGTTTTGTAGAATTGAGTGACATTAAAGGCCAGCTTATGATCCCAAAAGCAGAATTAATGTTTGCTGAATTAATAAATGATAACGAAATTGTTATTCAATGTTTAAACAATTGTTTTGAACTTGCCGGCCAAGAAAAACAATATGGCATAGAAAATTATCTAGCAGAAAGAATTGAAGCACACACTAAACATCGTTGGATGCTCAAAAGTGTTGTTAGTACAAGATAGACTGGTTCACTAATAATGAAAGCAAAAGAATTTATTTTAACGGAACGTGCTACTAGTGTAGTTTATCACTTTACTGGAACTAGAGCAGCATTAAAAATATTAAGTTCAGGACAGTTTGAATTATCTAGTGTTACTGGAAATACCAGTGAAGAATATTATGCACCTAAAGGCTATCCTTTCTTTCTCAGCTTAACACGAACACCGCAAGGCGACTATCACAGATTTGTAGGCAGTAGCGCAGTTTTATTTAAACTTAACGGCGATTGGTTTAATCAACATTATATCGTTAAGCCAATTGATTATTGGGAAAGAGCGTGGTTGAGTAGTCACGGAACACGTACTAGAGAATCAGAAGACCGTGTGTTCAGCAAAGAACCAACAATACCCACAACTCCTGTTACTGAAATACATGTCTTATTAAAAGAACAAAGTGCTTCACGTAGTACAGAGACCCGCAGATTATTAATAAGTGCTAAACAACAAGGAATTCCTGCATACCTTTACACCGATGAACGTGCATGGCGTTTGTTAGATAAACGTAGATCAGTTAGTCCTAGCAGTGAACGTGATTTATTGCGAGGGACAATGCATGGTGGGTATTGGGGAAGAAAACCTACAGATTTTGTTAAATCGTGGATTGAACTAATTACTAAAGACAACGAATCACATCTTAGTGATCGTGCCCGTAGATTATTAAAGAACCTACGTTGGTATGGTTCTCGTCACGAAGACCAAAACTTAGGTGTTGATTTAAGTAACGCACGTAAGCCTGATTCTAATGACAGAGATAGCGCAGTTTGGTTAATCAAATACATGCAAAAGAATAACTTTAAGTCTACTGTAGATTTAAAAAATAGTATTGCTGACAAATGGAATGAAATTCTTGATAAAAAGCAACAAGTAGAAGAAAGCATTGAAATACCTGATATAGGCATCAATGTAAGATCAGACGGCGATTTAGATTATGCTGAATTAATTATTGACGGTAAAAAGAAACTTGAGACAAGAGATACCGACTCATTGAAACCGTATATAGGTAGGCGTGTTGCTATAGTTAAAACTGGTAAAGGTAAAGCAATGGCTATAGGCAGTGTTAAAATAGGTAATCCTATGGCTGTTTCTGAAACAAAATTCAGAAGATTAGAACCATATCACTTAGTTAAACCGGGTAGTACTTTTGACATTAAGCCAGGTGGAACAAAATACTTATATCCAATGGTTAATCCTATACGTTTTCCAGAGCCTAGAGAAGTAGGTCATGGTATTATAGGTCGCAAAGTATTTGAAAATCCCAACTCTAAATAAATTTGATAAATAAATGTTATAAGGAATTGTTATGAAATCTAAACAAATAATTGAATCAACGAAAGTTGTAAATAGAAGAACTAAAAAAGCAGCTAAGTACCTACCTGAGAGCGTACACGATGATGCTGATTTCGATGAAGTTCCGCATATCTTACAGCAAGTACGTAAGGCTATTGACGTAGACGGAAAATATAAGATTAAGTTTAACGACGGTTTCAAACATAGAATTGAATTGCCACAGCTTATAGCTTTCGTTAAAAAATACATGAAGGCTAAACCATCAGATAAAGAAAAGATGCAAGGACAAGCAGGACAAAGTCTAGATGGATTCATGGCTGTTATTAACTCTGATGTTAAATCAGACCCAAATAAAAGCATTTACGTTAATGAATATAACGAACTAAACCCAACAGTTGCAGTATTAGTTACAGTACCTGCTCATTTATTTAAGGATGTAGAAAAAGCATTGGGTAACGGTGGTTTGACTCTAAAAGGTTCTGGAAACCGATATCGTGTAGGAAACGTTCCAGAATTCATAAGAAAATAATAATTTTAACAAAAAATTCACATTTTTATCCCTGTACACTAAATAAAATGTATAGGGATTTTTTTTTATGTCATCAGAATTTGAACCAACCCCAATGAAAGATTGGGATGATCTTGACATATATGATCGCAACGCAGCAGAAATACGTCGCTCACTGCATCATATTAACCTAACACAATGGGTAAAAGATTTATATACTCTTGATGCCGACCTTTTTGAAAAGCTATCCAAAGAAATAGATTCTATAAAATCACTAAGAAATAGATGTTTTTAAATTTCGTCACTTGATAAATATTTATTGAGTTGAGACTATCACAATAAAATAAGAATAGGATAGCATATAAGCCGATGTATCTCATTAGGTAATGAGACGTAGGCACATGGAGTAAAAAAATGTATACAACTAAAAAACAGTTATTATGCTGTTTACTGTTGGGTTTTGGTTCTGTCACCGTTTATGGTCAAACGGCTGCAACTTTAGTTCAAACAGATAATACTACAACAGAAAATATAACAAATACCAATTATAATATTCAAAGCGGCACTAGTACTAACATAAACGAAAATACTAGCACTAGCACCAATACTAATAATAACAATAATGTTAGTACCAGCACCAATGTTAATACAAATAACAACGTGATGAGTGGTAGTGTTACCTATAACAATAACAATGCTACAACCAGTACTAATACCAATTTAAATACAGTTAATAGTACTAATACTAATAGTAACACAAACTATAATTATGGTACATTAACCAATAATAATGTTAATACCAATACAAGTACTAACAATAATGTTAATACCAGTACTAGCAATAACAATAATGTTAATACCAATACAAGTACTAACAATAATGTTAGTGTTAGCACTAATACTAATAACAACATAAGTACCGTAAATAGTAATAGTATTGCAACTAACAACAACAATAGTAATATTAATAGCACAAATAACAATAACAACAGTAATAATACGGTTAGTGTTAATACAAATAATAATGTTTCAGCTAGTGATAACAAAAACACCAACGTTAATCAAAACAACAGTGTTAGTACTAGTGACAGTAAAGTGTTAACAAACAACGTGAATACTAACTTAAATAATAACGAAAACTACTCTTATTCTAAAATAGAACAGGTTGTGAAATCTCCGCCACCAAGTGCGATTTCTCCTGCAATTAGTAATATGAGTCAGGACGTTTGCGTAAGCGGGGTAAGTGGAGCCGTACAAACACAGATTGTGGGTATTAGTGCAGGTAAATCTATACGTGATGAAAACTGCGAAAGATTAAAACTTTCAAAGACATTATATGATATGGGTATGAAGGTTGCTGCTGTTGCCCTAATGTGTCAAGACGAGCGTGTATTCAAGGCTATGGAAATGGCAGGAACACAATGTCCATATATGGGCAAGATTGGAACTGAAGCGGTAAAGTCTTGGGGTGATCACAAGAAAGACCGTCCTGATTATCATAAAGCATGGTTCACTAGCGCAGAAGAATGAAAAAGTTATTTGCACTACTGATCATATTGTTTGTACCTGATGTGTATGCTCAGGAAGCTCCTACTCAGATAACAGTAGGAGTAGCATCAGGTACTGGGATTGACGGAACTGTAAAGACATATTCACTAGATACAACCACTATTCCGTTATCTAACATAAATTCAACTATAACTAACGGAATGCCTTTATATTTAGGTGACGATAATACTTCAACTGTTACGTTACCGTTTACTTTTAATTTTTTCGGTAATAATTATAATAACGCTATTATTAGTTCAAATGGATTTTTAAGTTTTATTAATCATGGTAATGGATGTTGTGACGGAGTTCAATTACCTAACACCAACTGGAGTAATAGTATTTTTGCTGCATGGGCGGATCTAGTTGACCCACTTAGCCCTTTTATAAGATCATCTGCTAATGAATTTGACATAGGATGGTACACTAAAGAATATGGAACTCAAAATTTAGTAAATTTTGAAATATCTTTGTTTTCAAATAACAACTTCATGATCAATTATGGAAACATGACTCAATCTGGTAATCATGTTTTTACAGCTGGTATTATGGGTAATACAGCTACAGAGTATTATCAGATTTATAATGGTAATAATGTACCATTATTATCAAATAAAACCTTTACTTTTTTATCTGATTATAAACCACCTACAGTAGATTGTACATTAACACCTAGCGATACTTCATGCATTATAAAAAGTATGACGAGCCCTACATCAACTACAGTTCCGCAAGCAGTTAAAACTGCTATTAATACCAACATTAGTAGCATCGTTGACACTACACCGTCAGTACAAGAACTAGCAACAAACGATACTATAGTTGGAAGTAATACTACTGATATAGCCTCATCTCTTTCTACATCTTCTGTATCCCCTACTATCCAATCGTTAACAGATGCTTCCCCGTCATTATCAGATAATATAGATAAAAATATACTATCGATAGTATTGTCAGTTATAGATACGCCTACCCAACAAACTTCTACACCAGTTAAAAATACGTCTTCAGTAGCACAAGAATCTTCTATTAGTAACACAGATAATACACAAGAAGCAGGTTCTGACACACAAGATTTAACTATGGATATTTTAAATAATGGTATTGCTATGAATAATGCTACTCAACAAGAAATACAAAGTAGTATATCTCAGAGCGATAATAGTAATACCAATGATACTTCAAGTATAGAAGAATCTATTTTAGCAATAAATAAAGCTGATATATCAGTAAATGATAATACAGTATCATTTGAAGAACAACCTAATACCTCATCAGAGAATAATTTTTCTGAGTATGTGTACGTTAATACTACTGAATCAGAGTCAACAGTAGATCCTATCGTTGATCAACTAATTAACAACATTATTAATGGTAATAAATCGATTGAAAAGAATGATGATGTTGAACTAGTAGCATCTCTAATTGATAATTCTATTAAGTCTCAAGCTGTTTCAATAGATGTCACAACATTTACAGATACATTAATTAATAATGGAATAAGCACCAATAATGAAAAGAAAGAAGAAGATAAGAGCGATGCAGAAAAACGTGCAGAAAAGGTAATTGCTGCTAATAAAGAAGAGCAGGAAGCGATTAATAAAAATTACATGGACGCTGATCAGTCAGGACTTATAGGTGCTATAGCAGGAGATGCGGATATTACATCATATCGAAATGCGATGTTACCGGATAATAATGTATGGTACAAACCAGACGATATTTATAAAAATATAACATACAAAGATAACTCACGTAGCTTGTACTTTTTAGAAAAGGGAAATACGGATATGTACAACAAAATGGTACAAGATCAGTATAAATGATTTAGGAGAAAAATAAAAATGAGTGAAGAAATTAAAAGTGTTGATAAAAAAATTGATGATCTTGAGGCAGCAGCAAAAAAGTATGCCAGCAAAGATACTGTAATTAGCATTGGTGGGTATGAGTTTACACCAGCTAAGTTGATGGTTGCATTTACCTTAATATCCAGTATACTTGGTGGACTTTATGGTGCATTCAATGTTTACAAAGATTATCAAAGTATGAAAAAACAGATACAAGAATATGTTACTCCAGATTTAAGTGGTATAAACGAACGTTTGGTTAAGATTGAAGAACGTATCCAATCTTCTGAAAAAGCAAGTAGTGACACTATGGACTATGTGCGTGACATACGCAATGGTCTACAGGGTGATGTCCGTGAGTTAGCTAAGGTAGTTGATGATACTGAGCGTAGAGGTCGTGAATTAGACCGTGATTTACGTAGTACTGTCAACACATTGGAAGCAGCAAATGTAACCACATTACGTGAAGTAAATGCTAGATTGAATAGCGTAGAAAAAGAAAACGATGTAAACCTAAAATCACTAGAAAAGAAGGTAGATGACAAGATATCAAAAGCATGGGAGAACCCACTGGCTAAGTAATATAAGGGCTGCTTAATAGTAGCCCTTGATAAATACATTAATGCGATTTTATGAATTAATATTGGTTGAAGATTATAAGACTGCTGCTGTGAAATTTAATACAGAAGCAGACCCTAATCAGGTGCAGAAAGCAATTGCACAGTATCGCCAACTAGTCAACAAAAACCAAGTACAGGGAAATGAACGAAATATTGACTGGTGGGCAGGGCAAGGGTGGGATAAATTCAGTCAATTTGTTCAATCAAAATCTGCAACCCCCACTACTACTCAGATAAAGAGAAAGAAATCAGTTGGCGAAAGCATCACACTATTTGAAAATGATCAATGGTTGGTAGTTATTCCTCTAAACCACGATGCCAGTTGCTATCATGGACGTAATACTAAGTGGTGTACTGCTCGCCCACATGCGGGTGCTTTTGATACGTACTTCTTAGATAGAGAAATAGTGTTAATTTATTGTTTAGATAAAACATCCAGTGAAAAGTGGGCCATTGCTACTCATAAAAATTTAGATAAAGCACAATATTTCAATAAAGATGACAAAAGGATAGATGCTAAACAATTCCAAAAACAAACTGGGTTTAATCCCAAAAAATTGATAGCAATGGTATCACATAACGATACTCGTATAACCACTGCTCGCCAAAATAGAAAAGAACTATTGACTTTATTAAAAACTCGCATGTCTGCATGGAAAAAGCAAGGAACATTTAATCGAGATATTGAATTAGAGAAGTTACTGGCAGAGACTAAAATAAGTCACCCATGTTTTTTTTATATAACTGAAGTAGGTGAACACCATGGACCTCAAGAATATACAGGTATAATAGGGCAGTCTATCATATGGGCCGCATTTAAATATGAGAATGATGATGAAAATAATATGCTTTCTGGCTATGATGTAATTAAATATATCAAAAACCCCAGTGAAGCTGTGCAATTGGCCGCAGTTAAACATAATGGATACATAATTAACTACATCAAAAACCCCAGTGAAGATGTGCAATTGGCCGCAATCAAACGATATGGCCATCATATCCAATATATCAAAAACCCCAGTGAAGCTGTGCAATTGGCCGCAGTTAACCAGAATGGACTAGCAATCTACTATATCAACGACCCCAGTGAAGCCTTGCAATTGGCTGCGGTTAATCAAAATAGCGAGGCAATTGAATATATCAAAAACCCCACACCTAGAGTATTAGCATTAGCCAGATCAAAAAGATAAATATTTTAATGCGCAGCAGAGAATTTACTACGGAAAATAATAATACTTCGTTCTTGAAAGATGAGGTAGGTAAATTTGTTAATTGGACGATTAACCAGCTACACATTAAAAATAAACCCAAAGTCGTTCTAAGTTTCAATCATGAAGAAGCACAGCAAGGTCATCATACTGGAAAACATATTGAAGGCAGCAATAATGTTTGGGTTTATGTTAAAAATCGTAATTTAGTCGATATTCTACGTACAGTTTTTCATGAACTCGTACACTGGCGCCAAAGCGAATTAGGTATGATTGAAGCTGGTGACAGTTATCCCGGAAGCCCAATTGAGTCTATGGCTGACATGATGGCCGGAAAATACATCAAAATCTACGGTAAGGAAAACAAGCAGATTTTCCAATGATTGTCAGTTTCGACAAAAATCAATGGTTATTTAAATGGATGGAAGATCAGTGGCATAATGATCTATTAGAATTCATTTCAGCGTATAGCAACTCTAATGAAGCAATGACTCGCATGTATTTGGGTAATTTCTTAGAATTGAAGGGCTATAAAACAAAAATCACTGTAAATGAGGATTTACTCATATCCATTTCCGATGAAGAATTCGTCTTTCTGAAACTCAAATATCAATAAAATATCCAAAACTCTTTACCAAATATTAAATTTTTGTTACTATTGCTGCAATAGCAGTTATTGATGATAAATATACTGTGAGAGCAGCTAATTAATAAATATAGTACAGGAGATTGAAAATGACTTTTATCATAGTAATGACGATGACGTGGTTAACGTTATTGTTGGTATCATACCAGGGTTATAAAGTATTCAAAGGTGAAGAATAAACAGAGGTGTCCAATACATTAATTTTCTTTCGCAAAATGTTTGACTTAATTGTGTATTAGTATATACTAACTACTCTAAATTAATCAACATAGGAGATTTTATGTCTGAACGCAGTTTTAATAATGAAGCCAAAACTAAATTAACACAATTGATCAACGAAGGTCTTGCTGTTACACTTGAGATTGAAACACTACAAGGTGGTCTTAACGACACTATCAAGAATATAGCAGAAGAACTAGAAGTAAAACCTAGCATTCTCAAGAAGGCTATTAAGGTTGCCCATAAATCTAGATTGGGCGAAACTAACAAAGAAAACGAAGAACTGAATACTATCCTAGAGACTGTCGGTAGAACTCTTTGAACGACATATTCTTTGGAATATTTGAATGGATCCGTGACGATTGGCGATCCAATCGTCTGCGATTCATAATAGAACTATTGGCATGGGCAATCAGCATCGGTTGTTCCATAACAATGGCAATGACAGTACCAAATGCACCATTGCTTACATTATATCCTATCTGGATGACAGGTTGTGCATTGTACGCTTGGGCAGCATATACTAGAAAAAGTTTTGGTATGTTGTTAAACTATCTATTGTTAACTACTATAGATAGTATCGGTTTAATTAGGATGTGTATCAATTGAGTTACGTTGACGCTTTATATGACAAAGATGGTGATAGAATTTACGTTGTAGAACGCCAGTCAAATGGTGAACGCACTTACAACGAGTTTCCTGCAAACTATACATTTTACTACAGCGATCCTAAGGGTAAGTATCGTAGTCTATATGGAGAATCTATCTCAAGGTTCAGCACTAGAAAACGCAGTGAATTTGAAAAAGAAAAACGTATATACAGTAACAAGAAACTGTATGAATCTGATGTGAATGTGGTGTTCCGTTGTCTAAGTGAAAACTATTTAGGCAAAGAACCTCCAAAACTACATACAGTATTCTTTGATATTGAAGTAGATTTCGATCCAGAGAAAGGCTTTAGTCCAACATCGGATCCTTTCAATCCTGTTACTGCTATTTCATTATATCTGGATTGGCAAGACACACTTGTAACTCTTGCTATACCTCCCAAACACATGAGCGATGAAACTGCTCAAGAACTTAGCAAGGACTTTCCAAATACAGTACTATTTCGTAGTGAAATAGAAATGTTTGAAACATTCTTTGAGTTGATCAAAGATGGCGATGTGTTAACAGGTTGGAACTCAGAAGGGTACGATATTCCTTATCTTGTTAATCGTGTTACACGTATTATGAGTAAGGATGACACACGCAAATTCTGTTTGCTTGGTCAAATGCCTAAAGCAAGAACATATGAGCGTTTCGGTAAAGAAGATATAACATATGACCTAGTTGGTCGTGTTCATATGGACTATCTACAGTTGTACAAGAAGTATAACTATGAAAGCCGTCATAGCTATAGTCTTGATGCTATCGGTGAAATGGAAGTCAACGAACGTAAGACACAATATGAAGGTACTCTTGACCAACTCTATAACAACGACTTTAAAAAGTTCATAGAGTATAATCGTCAAGATACTATGTTGATGGTTAAAATTCATAACAAACTAAAGTTCCTTGATCTTGCTAATGCACTGGCACATGAAAATACTGTGTTGTTACCAACTGTTATGGGTTCTGTAGCTATGATTGAAATGGCTATCATGAACGAAGCACATGAACGTGGGGTTATGGTTCCTGATAAAAAGAAAGATCCTAATGAAAATGGAATGGCAGCAGCAGGTGCTTATGTGGCAGTACCAAAGAAAGGTCTACATGAATATGTAGGTGCAGTAGATATTAACAGTCTATATCCTAGTGCTATTCGTACACTTAACATGGCGCCAGAAACTATTGTTGGTCAGGTTCGTCAGACACTTACTGAAAAGTATTTGGCAGACAAGGCAAGACAACTTGCTAGTGAGAAGCGCAACTACGATGAAGACGATGAACTTGAAATGAGTTCGTTACTATGGGAAGGCTTGTTTGGTAGCTTAGAGTATGAAGCTATCATGAAGCAAGAGCGCGGTACTATGCTCACTATTGATTTTGAAAATGGTGAAAGCGTAGAGATGAGTGCTGCCGAGATATGGAAGTTTATATTTGATAGCAACAAGCCTTATGTGATCAGTGCTAATGGTACAATCTTCCGTACCGATCAAGAAGGTGTGATTCCCGGTCTACTAACACGTTGGTATAGTGATCGTAAAGACATGCAAAAGAAACTCAAAGAAAGTACTACAAAAGAAGATATTGAGTACTGGGATAAACGTCAGTTAGTTCGTAAGATTTTGCTTAACTCAGCATATGGCGCACTATTGAATGCACATTGTAGATTCTATGATAAACGTCTTGGGCAGAGCGTAACATTGTGTGGTCGCCAGATCGTTAAGCATATGAGTGCGCAGATAAATGAAATCATAACAGGCAATTATGATTATTATGGTGATTCAATTGTATATGGTGACACTGACTCTTGTTACTTCTCGGCACATCCTATATTGAAAGATCAGCTTAATAAGGACATTGCTGTAGAATTGTACGATCATATCGCGGATCAAGCTAATGATACATTCCCAAGTTTCTGCGAACGTGCATTCCATGTACCGCGTAGGTTGTGTGTAATCAAAGCTGGTCGTGAACTAGTTGCTGATCGCAGCATCTTTATTAAAAAGAAGCGTTATGCTGTAAACATTTATGATAAAGAAGGCAAACGATTAGATGTAAACGGCAAGTTGGGCAAGATCAAAGCTATGGGTCTTGATTTGAAGCGAAGTGATACTCCTAAGTATATTCAAGCATTCTTATCCGAAGTACTTGACATGGTCCTTGCAGGCAAGACTCGTGAGGATGTTATTGAACATATCAAACAGTTTAAAACTGAACTATGTAAACAAGACAGTTGGACTAAAGGTAGTCCCAAATCTGTAAACAACTTGACTATGTATGGTGAACTTGAGAAAAATAGCAAAACGGGTAAAGCAAACATGCCGGGACATGTTCGTGCTGCATTGAATTGGAACTTCTTACGCAGAGTGAATAGTGACAATTACAGCATGAAGATCGTTGACGGTATGAAGATTATTGTATGCAAACTAAAGCAGAATCCAATTGGCTTTACTAGCATAGCATATCCAACTGACGAACTAAGACTTCCGTCTTGGTTCACAGAACTTCCATTTGATGATAGTGCAATGGAAACAACACTGGTCGATAAGAAAATCGAAAACCTATTAGGTGTGTTAAACTGGGAACTAAAAGAAAATACTGATGTTAGTAGTACATTTGATAGCTTATTTTCTTTTGGTTAACATAAAGTTGACACACGTAATAAAATCCACTATTATGCATTATAGGTATTCCTAAATATTAACAGAGGCAAACATGAAAGACAATTTACAAGACTTGATTCAATATACAAACGGACTAGGTGTTATCGACCTTATTAAGGTTGTTGGCACAGATAAGCAAACAACAATCGCTGCAATCGCAGAAGATAAGAGCGTTATTGTTGAAGGCACACTGAATACACCATTGGCAGAATTCATCGGTACATTTGGTATGCCGAATCTAGGTAAACTAAAAACTATCTTAGGATTTGATGATTACGACGCAGATGCAAAGATCACTGTAGCACAGAATAAAGATGGAGCGCCAAGCTCTATTCACTTTGAAACAAAGACTGGTGACTTCCAAAACGACTATAGGCTAATGGCTCAAACAATCGTTGAAGAAAAAATTAAAAATTTCCAATTTAAGGGTGCTAAGTGGGACGTTACATTCGAGCCTACTATCGCAGGTATTATGCGTTTGAAGAAGCAAGCACAAGCTAATAGCGAAGAAGTACATTTTGTTACTAAGACCGATAATAAAGATTTGAAAATCTACTTCGGAGATGCTAGTACACATAGCGGTAACTTTGTATTTCATTCAGACGTAGGTGGTACATTAAATCGTGCATGGCAGTGGCCAGTTAAGGTATTCTTAGCTATCATGGATCTTCCTGGTGACAAATCTGTTAAGATCAGCGATCAAGGTGCTACTGAAATCACTGTAGTTAGTGGACTGGCAACGTATCGTTATCTACTTCCAGCACAAGCAAAATGATTAAAACTATCTCAGGTGCCGGAAAATATATCGTAACTTACGGCCATGGAGCCCATACATCTATAAATGTTAATTCCGGTGGTATGGGCATTGGACAGTTGAGATTTAATAGTTTAACTCAGAACACTGAAATCTATGATGGATATTCTTGGATTCCTATGCAAACTGACTCAGTTTCAGTCACACTGTCACCTGAGGCTGAAGAATTACTAGATTGGGTTAAACAAAAACGTGACGAAGAGAAACGCATTAAAGATTTAGCTAAAGCTAACCCAACTATTGCTGATTTAGTAACGCAAAGAAATAAAATTGATGAACAAATTAGCATTGTTAAAACATTAAGTGAATAGTAACTACATGAACCAAGAAAATCTTTCAGCACAACATAAACCCGATTGGGCATTATTCTTACCCGCTATGTCTAGTTTCTTTATCTCAGGATTAGGGAAGCAACGTGAAGGTATAGATTATTTTCCTGCTCAACGTATTCCTGCAGGATTTAATGGTGACGTAGAATCTTTAAATTTCTTGAATAGTAAGAAAGGACTGTTTAATTATAAATGGTCCTTATATTCAGCAGGTCATGCTAACTTAGATACTACAGTTGATGATCCTAGTGAAAGTATTATTCGCAAGCGTGAAGAAGGTACTTTTATGTTAGGTGATTCAGGTGGTTTCCAAATCATGAAGGGTCAATGGCCGGCAGATTGGAAGAATCCTAACTGTCCTAAAGCTATGAAGCAACGTCAACTTGTATTGAAATGGATGGACACATACATGGATTATGGTATGTGTTTAGACGTTCCATCACAAACTGTGCGAAACCAGCATCTATTCGATAAGCATGGTATTAGTACTATTGAAGATGCAGCTAAAGCAACACATATCAACAATGAATACTTTATCAATAACCGTAACGGTAATTGTAAATTCTTAAATGTACTACAAGGATTAAATCACGAACAAAGTGACAATTGGTACAATGAAATGAAGAAGTATTGTGACCCTAATGTCTATCCAGATACTCATTTTAATGGTTGGGCATTTGGAGGTCAAAATAAGATTGACGTTGAATTAATGTTAACTCGTATGGTTAATATTATCCATGATGGGTTGTTGCAAGAAGGTAAGCATGACCTAATTCACTGTTTGGGTGTGAGCATTATGGAATACGCAGTATTGTTTACTGATATTCAACGTGCTATTCGTAAATATCATAACCCAAATCTACAGATTACATTTGACTGTGCAAGCCCATTCTTTAGTGCAGCAAAAGGTCTAGCGTATTTCAATAATAACATTGAACATGGAAAGAAGTGGTCATACAGTATGGAAAAGACTGCGGAAGATAAGAAGTATGCCAATGATAATCGTAAATTTAGTGACGCTGTAATAGCTGATGGTATTCATAAAGTATTCGCTGATAGTCCAATCACAGATAAGATGCTGATGAAAGACCTTTGCTATCGTGGTGTAGGATTTTTAGGACAGCATGGTAAGGAAACTAAGACAAGCTGGGATACATTGAGTTATACATTATTGCAGGCTCATAATGTTTATCAGCATATCACTGCTGTGCAGGAAGCTAATCGTCAGTATGAACAAGGTGTAATGCCTAAAATGGTTATGAACAAATTTGACGGTAATCATTTTGGTAAAATTATTGATGAAATCTTTAGCCTAACAGACAGACAAGAGAGTTTAGATTTAATCAAGCAACACTCTAATCTTTGGACACAAATGCAATCAGGTAGTCAAGGATTTAGCGGAAAACGGACAGTAAATGCATTGACTATGTTCGACAAATTATTTACAATAGATAATAATGACGATACTATGGTTGATGAAATAGAAGAAGATAGTGATGATTTGATGTCACAAACTATAGAGGTTTAAATGGAACAAGTAATACAAGCACAATTAGAAAAAATACTTAGCATTAAAAATAATGCTAGACGTATGATTTGGGTAACATTTCACCGTGAAGGAATTCATAGTTACCCAGCAGCATTAACTGATCCATCATTGTTGACCGACGATGAATATGATGTAAGTTTTTTAGGTCACCCACACAGACATATCTTTCACTTCACTGTGGGTATACAAGTATTTCACAACGATAGAGATATCGAATTTATTCAATTCAAACGCTGGCTTGAGAGTCTATATCGAGGTACGCTTGAATTGAATAATAAGAGTTGTGAAATGATTAGCGATGATCTTTATTTTATGATCGCTAGTCGTTATCCAGATCGTAACGTCGAAATCACTGTAAGCGAAGACGGTGAGAATGGTGCTACGATAAAATATGATACAACTTTGTTTAAACGATAAGGTTGTATTCCCAATAACTTTGATTTTGAATAAAAATCATTATACAATAAATTATGTTAAATGTGATTAGGAGTAATTAAATGGCTAAGTATGAATTTAAGAAAGAAACCCGCGACCGTGTTAATCAGATTTTCAATGATCTTGAAGATTATTTGAAGTTCTGTAAGGACTATGGTTATAGATATGATGAATCTGATCTTTATAGTCAGCGTAATTATGTTTGGCGGCAATATACTAAATTCTTAGCAGGCAAACCCATCAAGGACAATTGGGCAGCTAAAAATACTACTGTTGTTCGTAATAGTAGTTCAACTTAATTAAAATCGAGGCGCGATGCGTAAATTATTTTACATGGGACTTGAGTTATACAAGTCTCGATATACGTTACAATTACAAGATTGGAACGAAAAGGTATTTAAGCGCCGAGGTATTAATTACACTATAGTACCTGGCCAGACATTAACAAGTGATCAAGCAATTGTTACTGGTCAGGTACTAGA